GGGTGATGCTGCCCGGAGCGATCTTCGAGGTGCCCACCGCGCCGTCGGCGATCTTCGACGGCGTGATCGCAAGATCGTTGATCATGCGGGTGAGCAGGGCGTTGTCGGGGATTTGCGCCGGGTCGGCGGGCTGGTCGCGGATGCCGATCAGGGCGGCCGCCGTCAGCCGATGCTCGACCTTCTCCCCCGCCGCCAGCGCGCGGGACGGTGTGCCCTCCTGCCCGCGCACGACGGTGAAGGTGTCAGAGGTGCGCCCGGTGCAGCGCATGATCTCGATGTTGTTCAGGGCGTCGACGACGGTGAGCGGGAACCACTCGTTGGCCGCCGGGGCTGGGAAGCGGTTGCCCTGGCCACCGACCAGGGTGATCGCGGTCGCCGCCGCGCTGTAGCTGGCCGCCAGGACGCCGACGGCGTTGTTGGTGAAGATGGGGCCAGCCATGCCGCTACCCGACCGTCACGTTCCAAGTGATCTGCAGGGTGTCCGTCGGTCCCTTGTTGATCACCGGGAAGGTCGTGCGCGCGAGCTCGATGCCCGCGCCGGGGGCGGGGTCGTTGAAGACGCCCGCCTCGACCAGCGCGCCGGAGCCGACGCCGGGCAACAGCTGGGCGATGTAGGTGATCTTCGGCCCGACCACGGTGGTCGACTGCAGGTTCGCCCGACCCACCTCTGCGCCCAGGCCAATGTCGCCGGGGCCGACCACGACATTGCTGGTGCCGACCGCGATGCAGGCCATCGCCGCCTTGGTGGGGGCGGCGAGCATGCGGTTGGCGATGACTTCCTTGCCGAGGTTCAGGACGAGGTTCTCGACGCGCGTGATCTCCTCGCTGCCGTCAGCGTGGATCAGGCGCAGTTCCAGTTCGCCGGTCACCTTCACGGTGTCGTCCTCGTTCGCTGGCGACATTCGATGACCCTTCCTCTCCAAAAGACAACCGGCCTATTCCAGGCCCGGCGTCCCATTCGGCGTGATCGCGCCCTTCGCCACCATGTTGCCCGCGCTGTCGACGCTCCAGACCACGACCCCCTGCAGGACGGCCACGAGTTTGTGCGTGTTCCACGAGTAGATCAGGTACGAGCCCTGGCCATTGTTGAGCATGACCCGAGTGAACGACGACCCATCGGTGTCGAGCCAGGACTGCACGCCGCCGCCCCACTTGACCGCGCCCGCCGCCACCATGTCGCCCGCCGCGTTCAGCGTCCCGCCCGCCGTGATCGCGATGGCGTTCGCGCCTCCGGTCGGGGACCACGACAGCGACCGATCGCCTGTGAGGAACGTCCAGAAAGCCGGGGTCGCCGACTTATCCATCGTGAAGCGCGAGTAGCCCGACTGCGAGAAGATCGACATGCCGTTGAAGGCGTTGATCTGGAGGTCGTTCGTCGCGGCAAACGTGGGCGCGTTCACCGTATTGCCGAAGGTCGCCACGCCGGTCGCACGAGTGATCACCAGCGGCGTCGTGAGGTAGGTCGCGTTGTTGTCGAAGGCGTTCAGATACCAGTCGTTTCCGACGTTCCCCGCCGCCTCGTTGCCGCTCATCCCCTGCGCCCAGCGGTTCGCGCCGGTTGCCGGGATGGCCAGCGCGAAAGCGTAGCCGCTGGTGAGCGGCCCGGTCACAAAGGCGCTGCCGTTGACGGTCAGGGAGGCAGCGGTGACGCTTCCATTCGCGGTGAGGTTCCCGTCCGCGTGGATGTTGCCGGTCGCGCCGATAGCACCGGTAACGGTGACCGGCCCGAGCGAAGACGCGCCATCGACCCGCAGCGTCCCGTAAACGTGAGCGTTGCCCGCCCCGGTGATGTTGAAGACCGGCGTCCCGTTGACCAGCCAGTTCAGGTCCTGGGTCGCCCAGGTGAGCCGCCACGCCGACAGGTTCTGCCAGTCGAGCGCGACTTGGCCGTAGGTCCCCGCACCGTCCGCCGCGAGATGCACGCGCGCCGTCGGCCCGACGTTCAGCACATTGCCGAGGACGTTGACCGACCCCCCGAAATTCGAGGCGGTGTCACCTATCCAGAACTGCGGACCAGCGGCGTTGTCACCCGTCCACGAGAGGATTTTTTGAGCGACGTCCCACGTCCAGTAGGACGGGTTCACCGTGTCCATGTTGATGCGGCTGTAGGTGTTGTCGGCCGCCTCGAAGATTTGGACCTTGTGCTGGGTGCCGATCACCAGAGAGAGGGCCGCCACGTTGAACCCGTAGATGCTCCGCACCCTCAGCGCCGGACTGCCGATGTCGTAGGCGTTGTCGAGGTTCGGGACGAAGTGGCCGTTGTCCTGCAGCAGCCAGCGGGTGGTGTGGAGGATCGACTGCTTGGCGGTGGTCGAGAACCCGATGAACGTGCCCTGGGCCGTGTCGGTCCAGTCCTCGGCGGCACCCATGTTGATCTGGACACGCGAGCCGTTGGCGAGGCCGGTCGCGCCGTAGCCGAAGGCGTTCACCGCGAACAGGCTGTCGTTGTTCTTGACCGCCGACGGGGCTGACGGGGTGCCGTTGAAGCGCCGCGCCGCCAGCCCATTGCCGAAGCCGTAGGCGTCCATCTCGAGCCGCACGGACGGGGCCGCGCCGATCAGGCGCAGCGGGCTGACCGGGCTAATCGGCGGGACAATGGCGGGGTCACCGGTGGTGTTGATCGTCCACGTCGAGGTGCGGACGCCCTTCACGTCGTCGGCCTTGAGGAAGTCGGCGACCCACGCGCCGGGCGCGCGGACCATCAGGGCCTTGCCGATGTCACCGGCGACGACCCCGGGCAGGTTGCCTGCGAACAGGTCTGACCACTTGGTCATTGCGACACCTTCCAGTCACCGCCCTGATACACCAGCTTCGGCATGATGTTGTTCAGGTCGAGGATCAGGTCCTGGGCCACCCCGGCGATGGTCGCGCCGTTACGCAGGATGACCATGTTGTCGGTCGAGAAGCTGCCGCTGAACCAGATTTCGGTGTTATCCGGCGGGGTGACGGGGAGGGTCGCAACGATGTTGGCCCCGGCGCAGAAGTAGCGGCCCTTGGGCGCAGCGAAGAAGCTGCCCACCATGTGGCTCCAGACCTCCATCGTCGGCTTCTCAATGTTCACGAGGTTCGCGTCCATCTCGTCGTTGGTGAGAGGACTGCCCTTGCCTGCCCTGGTGACGATCTGCGGCATCAGAAGACCCTCGTCTCGCCGACGTAGTCAGCCGGGGTCAGGAAGTAATCCGGCCCGGCGTAGTCATAGCGACCGACCACGCCTGCGTCACTCATCGCCACCGCGTCGGAGACGGTCAGCGTCTGGAGCGCGGCGTTGAAGCTGTCCGACATGACCACGCTGTCGTTGAAGGTCAGGTGCGCCGTCCACGTCAGCAGCACGTCGTCGGTCACGGTGACGCTGTCGTCGAACCGGGGCGGCGCGTCGTAGTCGACCCAATGGATGTGGCGCAGGTCGACGTCCTTGACGAAGGAGGCGACGTCGCGGCTGCGGGCCATCAGAAGTCCTCCCGCAACTCGAACTGCAGGCGGCTGAACATCGTGATCGAGTTGCCTGGGCCGTAGGTCACCTCGATCTCACCGAGGTAGCGGCCGGGCGGCAGGTTCAGGTTGCCGGTGATGAAGCCGAACCGCACGCGCCCGCCGCTGCCGGGCACCGGGTACTGCGTCAGGTCGGCGTCGATCAGGTTGGCCTGCAGGGTGCCGGGCAGCTTCTCACCGGGCAGCTGGAACAGCACGGCGTCATCGGTCATCGGCTTGAACTTGAGCAGCACCGTCGCCGACGACAGGTCCAGCAGGCCGCCCAGGCCCGGCTGGAACAGCTGGACGTACACCTGGGGACGCGTGTCCCCGACGACGAGGTGGATGCGGCCCGTGCTCATACCCACTTCCTCAGCTGCACATGCTGGACCGCCCGGGTGTGCTCTCGCATCCGCCGGGCCTTGGCCTCGCTGCAGCCGCCGTAGAACCTCCCCCACAGCATCGGCGCGGACTGCGGGTCGTAGTAGGGCTGGCCCGCCGTCTCCACCAGCCGGGCGCGTGCGCCATAGGCCAGGGCCTCGGAGTAGTAGTTGAACACGCTGTCGTCGATCTCGACGGCGTCCGGCGTCGGCTGCACGGCCACCAGCAGCTTCATGCCGTCGACCACGTCGGCGTCGGGGCCGGGCACGAGGATGATCTCGCCGGGCTCGATCTGGGTGACGTAGAGCGGGTTGCCGACCAGGGTCGTCCACTGGCTGCCGTACAGCTGATCGAGCTCGTCCTTGGTCTTGAAGGTTAGCGGCGTGCTGCGACCGGCCACTTCCACCCGCATGACCGTGGCGGGCACGGTGTCGGGCAGGGTCTCGATCTCGTAGATCGCGCGTCCGGCCTGCAGGTCGACCGGCTCCAGCTGTTCCTGCTGCCAGAGCGTCAGCTTGTAGAACTCGATGCAGGCGAAGCGCGCGGCCACGATGGCGGCCGGGGCCGAGCAGTCGCGGACGAACGGCAGGATCAGCGGGGTGAGGTCGGCGATGGCGGTCACGCGGCGGCCCCCTTGTCGGTGAGGTTAGTCGGCCCCAGCTGCTTGTTGGCGCTGACGTCCAGCTTCCCGGCTTCGTGGCCGCTCATGAACAGCTGGAACAGCTGCAGGTACATCTGGGCCTTCTCGTTGCCTGCCGCGTAGTCGCTGTCCTTCTGGTGGGCGCGGAACATCACGTAGTCGAACAAGGCCGTCTGGTAGAGGTCCTCGATCGTCATGACGTCGGTCATGGCGGTGAAGTCCGGCGGGTTCTCCGCTCGGCTCACCTCAAGGAAGGTCTGCCCCGTCGACGGCGGGTAGACGTAGTAGGTCTTCGGCTGCTTGGGGTCGTAGATGTAGTGGTAGGTGATGTCGCTGCGGCGCGAGGCGTGCCACATCGGGTCCGTCCGGTCGAGGTTCTCACGGGAGACCACGGTCACCACGCGTCCCGGGGTCAGCCCGTCCTTGCCCATGTTCCGCTGGATGTCGAGCAGTAGGAACGCTCCGTCCGGCAACACCTGCTGCGTGCCCGCCAGGAGGGCCAGGGAGCCGGTCACCTGACCCAGCGAGGGGTCCATGGCCACGACCGTCCGCTGGCCGTCAGAGAGCCACCGCAGAAGCTCGTCGTCGCTCCACCGCTTCGTGGTGAGCTCGTCGATCAGCTGGGTCCTGACCCGGGTCAGGATGGTTTGCGCCGTCACGGCCATCGGTTGCCCTCATGCAAGAGCGCCGGGGTGTTGTCGGACACCCCGGCGCGCCTGTCTACGTCAGGGACCGGGCCTACTTGGTGACCAGCGCCGTGGCCCACGCTTCCGGCTTGATCATCTTCTTGCCGTAGACGTTGAGGCCGCGCACCAGCTGACCGAAGTCGTTCGGGTTCTGCAGGCTCTCGGTCTTCGTGATCTGGCTGGCGAAGCTCAGGGCCGAGGTGTGTCCGGCCAGCAGCACGCGACGCTGCACGGCTCCGGCGTTGGGCGACCCGTCCGGGTTCAGACCGGCGGCGGCCTTCGGCAGCTGGTTCGACAGGTAGATCGTGAACCGGTCGATCATGCCCAGCTTGCCGTTGCGCAGGATGCTCTTGTCGTCGCCGGTCAGGTAGGCTTGTTGCAGCGGCGACTGCATCAGGCGCAGCCGGGTGGCGGGGTCGATGACGATCCAGCGATCGGTGTCGGGCACGTTCTGCTCATCGAGCACCGAGGCCATCCCCAGGATCGTGTCGAGGATTTTGGTCGGCGAGGTCGACAGGTCCACCGGCACCGCGTCGGAGCCGAGGTTGATGGCGCCGGAGATCACCCCAGCGGTGGTGCCCTTGTTGGCGGCCGCGCCGTTGTTGAACTCGTCGAGCAGCACCGTGCGGTCGATGGTGATGGCCATCTGCTTGGTGGCGTCGTCGGTGAACATCGACATCAGGTTCGGCTTGGCTTGGTATTCGAGGACGTCGGAGACGTTCACCCCGAAGTACTTCGCCTTGTCGATGGCGAGCTCGACGGTATTCGGCGTGGGGACTTGGTAGTTCAAGTTCTGCCCGATGACGTAGTCATTGATCTGCATCGTCGGGATGTTGTTGATGATGATGCTGTCGCCCATCGCCTTGATCTCGCCCTCGTACGAGGTGTTGGCGATCTCGCCGAACACCGTCGTGAGGTAGAACTTGACGTTGAGCTTGCCGGACCACAGCTGCGGAATGAACGTCCGCGAGTAGGCCGGGTTGGTGACGAACGGGGGTTGGACGGCAACGGGCATGGCTGAGGCTCACGCTGGAGGAGGGGGAGCCCCCGCCTCCGGCCCGCCCTACCGGACGCGACCTTCGGCGAGAGCCTTGTCGATGTCAGCTTCGATGCGCGCCACCTCGTCCTTGCGGCCGCGATAATCCCCTCGGGCGACGTCCTTGTAGAAGGCGTCCATCTCGACGACGGTCCAGACCTTCTTGCCATCGTCCGGCGGGATCACTGCGGCGGCTCGGCCTTGGCCGGGCGACACCTGAGACGCGAGTTCGGCCTGCGGATCGACGACGGGTTCGGGCACGGGTGTCGGCGTAGGCGCTGGCGTGGCCTGAGCGATGTACGCGTTGAAGACCTTGGCAGTGCGCGCCACGTCGAAGTTGAAGTAGGCGTCCTGCAGGATGTCGTTGCGGAGGAGGCCGCTGAACTCGTCCGCCTGCAACAGCCAGTCCTTGAAGGCTTGGTCGTTGTCGACGGCTTCGTACGTAGGCACTTCCTTCACCAAGTCGGTGAAGTACTTGGCCCGGCGCTCTCCCGTGACGTTCCCGGCCACGGTCTCAACGGTCGACGCTTGAGCCGCCATCTGCTTGCGCAGGTCCGCGATCTCGCCCTGGAGCTTGGCCTTCTCCCCGGCGTCCGTTTCCACGGCCACCCTGCGGATCAGGTCAATCAGGTCGTCACCGTAGGTCTCAGTGTCCTCGTCCGTGATCAGCTTCGTCACCGGCGGCGGGGCGGCGGCGGGCGGCGGCGTCGGTGTCGCAGCGGGGGCGGCGCTGAGCTCCTCGATCTTCCGTTGGAGGTCAGCGACTTGGCCACGCAGTTGCGGCACCTCGGCGTTGTACTTCCCCTGGAGGGTCTGGAACTTGTGCTGCCAGTCGTCTGCGGCCGGTGTCGGCGCGGGCGGCGGCTCTGCCGGGGGCTCGGGGGCTTCGGGGGGAGGTGCTGTCTCCGGGGCCGCCATCTCGGCGTCCAGGGCTTCCATCTCCGCCGCCTGCCGCTTAACGGCCTCGGGCACTCGGTCTCTCATCTACGTCTCCAGCTGCAACTCGGGGCGGAGGCGGGTCCAGTGGGTGTCCGCCTGCCCTTAATGGTCAGCTATGCCAGCGGGGTTGTCTTCCCGACCAGCGCCAGCATGTTCCGCGCCTCTGACGCGGTCTGCCGGAACTCCCGAAGGGTGGCGAGGCGGCCCCGAAGCTCATGGACGTCTGCGTTTTCACGCGCGCCCAGCAGTCGCTTGGTGACGGCCTCGATCTCCAACTGGAGTAGCTCGTCGACGTCGCGCCACCGAGGGGTCTCCACGAACTGCGCCAGGGCAGTGAGGGCGGCCACGGAGGGCTTGGTCAACATTCGAGCGGACGATGGCGATCACCGCCGTCGATTGTCAATACGTTAGCGCAGGTCGCCCTGCACCGGCGCGCCGTTCTCCAGCTGCTGGCCGTTGCCCTGGGTGGCTCCCGGACCCGGTGGCGTGCCGCCCTGCATGCCGCCCTCGGCGGGGCTGCCGCCTGCGGGCGGCGCGCCCGGCGCGCCCTGCGCCTGCATGGTCTGCTGGATGGCCAGCTTCTGGCGCAGGGTGTCGACGTCGGGCACCACCTTGTCGGTGTCCATCTGCAGGGACTTGGCGGTCTCGCGCAGCACGGCGGCGCGGCCCTCGATGCCCATGATCTGCATGTCGACCGGGTTGGCGGTGGTGGCCAGGAACTCGGTGCGGCGAACCTGGGCGGCCTCGCGGGCGACGAGGTTGGAGGCCCCGCGCGCCACGATGTTGACGTCCCCCTTGAGCTCGGGGTCGGTCTCGTAGCGCATGTTGAAGTAGTACAGGCGCTCCAGCAGCGGCTGCATGACGTTCAGGTCGATGTTCTTGATCACCGAGGTGATCATCTTCCCGGCGTTCGACATCAGCATGGAGAGGCCGGACGCCGTGCGCCCCGCCCCGCCAGCCCGCGCGTCTCCCGTCAGGTACTTCGGAATGCCCGAGTACTCGTCGGCCAAGTCGGTGAACTTGTTGAACAGCGCCATCAGGTCCGGCAGCGTCGACTGCGGCTGGAAGAACCGGATCGGCGGGTCGCTGGTCGAGCCGCCCATCGGGTCGCTGTTCAGCTGCCAGATGCGCCACGGCCGCAGCTGGGTGATCTGCTCGCCGGGGGCGATGCGGTCGGTGAGGATGCCCACCTGGGGGCCGGACGACAGGGCGGCGTTGTTGATCATCGAGCGGGCGGCGGCGTTGCAGATGTCCTGCGGGTCCTTCACCAAGTCGGCGACGCTGTTGCCCCAGAAGTTGCCGGGCACGCGTTCGTAGGAGGTGGCGTAGTAGGGCCGTCGCTTGAGGGG